ATAAAAGATAGTTATTACATTAAAGAAGTAAAGATAAAAGATAGTTATTACATTAGAGTTTAACTTAGTGTGTTATTTATGATAGTGGACATAGGTCATTAAACATATACATGTAACAATAATAATATTTGTACTTGACAGAGTTATTACATTAATGTTAAACTATACATAGTCACATATCATAAAAGCAATAATACTATTGTGACTACGTGCTGTGAGTAACTACACATATGTTGTAACTGTGTGTCTCCTCTCCCTCCTCTCTGTAACAATTACAATGTAACCACTAGTTATTTGCAGCACGTACTTTTGCTTTAATAAACTTTTTCCTTGACAATGAAACATAAACAAGTACAACTATATGCATCAGAAGATGTTTTAACAGACTTCTACAACGCTTTAGCTGACAATGATACTCGTGCTATGCGTAAGGTACACATTCCTAAGAGTGATGTATTCTATGTACGTGAGGCTATTCATGTTCGTACAGGTGAGTGGTACACGTTAGATCACGTAGAGAGAGCTATGTATTTAGAGGGACACCTTAAGCGTTACGAGGTGTTAGACCCTGATAGAGAGCGAGAGTATGGCAGGTAGAGATTACAAGAGAGAGCGGCAGCTACAGAGTACTCCTAGAGAATTAGCTCGTAACGCTGCTCGTAAGAAAGCTAGACGTAAGTTAGAGGCTACTGGTAAAGTTAAGAAGGGTGACGGTAAGGATGTTGATCATAAGAATGGTAACCCTTTAGATAACTCTAAGAAGAACTTGAGAGTAACGACTAAGAAGGCTAACCGTAGCTTCCCTCGTAATAGTAAAGCTGGAAAGAAGTAGTATGGCTAGAGATTCTAGACTAGAACGTGTTGGTGTATCAGGTTTTAACAAGCCTAAGCGTACTCCTGATCACCCTACTAAGTCACACGTAGTTGTAGCTAAAGAAGGTGATATTATTAAGACTATACGTTTTGGTCAGCAAGGAGTTAGTGGTGCAGGTAAAAACCCTAAGTCAGCAGGAGAGAAAGCACGTAAGAAGTCTTTTAAAGCTCGCCATGCAGAACATTGCTAAAGGCAAGACTAGCGCAGCATACTGGGCTGATAAAGTAAAGTGGTAGCTATGAGTGATCTTAAACTTCCTGTAGCCCTTGTAGCAGCGATGGCTATACAGCTTGTAGCTGCTGTGTGGTGGGTATCTAAACAGGCTCACACTATTGAGGTGTTACAGCAAGACGTTGTAGATATGAAGACTTACATGAACTCTATGGATATTGACTTAGAAGCGTTGATAGAGTTTGCTACGTTTACTGAGAATAGATGGGCTGAAGAGTACAGCAATGATATGACATACGAAAGAGTGTTTGGCACTAAGGAGCCTACAGTAGAATGACTCTTATCTCTCATATGCCTTTACCTAGTATGCCTTTCCAGACACATGAGAACATCGTGTTTGAGAAAGCTGATAAAGATAGATCGTATAAAGCAAACATAGAAGAGAAGCCAGAGCCTAACCTAGTTACGCCTGACACACCTGTAGAGGACTTGAAGTTAGTTAATCAGATGTACGCCTATAACCCTGACCCTAATAAGCTACGTAAGCCTGACGGTCAGATAGTTGACTTTATTGTAGCTTAACATGTGGGTAGGTATCATATTAATGTGTGCTAATCCTTCAGCTATGTCGTGTCAGATAGTAGCTAAGCCTGATGTGTTCTACAGTAAAGAGTCTTGTGTTAATGAGACTAAACAGGTAGCTGCTAATATGATGCAGCAGGGTGTATATGCTATGCCTCAGTGTCATCAAATTAGTAAGAGTGTTTAACAATGCAAAAGAAGAGTAAGAGTACAGTCAACGCTGCAGGTAACTACACTAAGCCTACTATGCGTAAGAACCTCGTAGCTAAAGTAAAGGCTGGTGGTAAGGGTGGAAAGCCTGGACAGTGGTCAGCACGTAAAGCTCAGATGGTAGCTAAGCAATACAAAGCTAAGGGTGGGGGCTACAAGTCGTGAAAGCTCCTCAGAAGTCACTCAAGAAGTGGGGTAAAGAGAAGTGGGGTACTAAGTCAGGTAAGCCCTCTACTCAAGGTAAGAAGGCTACAGGTGAGCGTTACCTACCCAAGAAAGCCAGGGATGCTCTTACACCTGCTGAATACGCTGCTACAAGTGCAGCTAAGCGTAAGGGTACGAAGGCAGGTAAGCAATTTGTATCTCAGCCAAAGAAGATAGCTAAGAAGACAGCAAAGTATAGGAAGTAGTATGATGATGAGTTTAATGCTTGGGGAGCCACCAGAGGTAGACCCTAAGAATAAAGATCGTGCAGAGACATACTGGATGTATGGTGATTCTGCAGAAGAGTTAGGCAAGGCTTGGGATAAAGATACTGAGACTGCTGCTCTTAAGACTTGTGGTAACTGTGATTACTTTGACAATAGTGCCCGTACTTTAAAAGCGTTGAATATAAAGACAGGCTTAGGTGCTTGTAATAAGTTTAAGTTTGTGTGTAGTCAAGAGAAGTCCTGTCAAGCATGGGATTGTAAAGAAACAATGATGGAAGAGGTTTAATAATACAATGAACAAAGGCATGAAAGCATTAAAGAAAGAAGCACCAGAAGTAGCTAAGAAGATGGGTTACATGATGGGTGGTATGAGCAAGAAGAAGAAAGACATGATGGGTGTTGGTATGGCCTATGGTGGTATGTCTAAGAAGAAGACAGGCTACAACAAGGGTGGTTTGTGTGGTGCAGATGTACCAGCAGCACGTCCTATTAAGAAGGGTAAGTAATGAAGTACTACCATAAATACAAAGAAGCACTTGAAGATAAAGGCTATCGTGTAGATGAGCATGGCTATGTGTGGGACTCTACAGGTAATCAGGCTGCAGGTGAAGACAACTACGGTAACGTACAGAGTAAAGACCCTAATGTAACAGCTATCTGTCAAGAAGCTGAAGCAGCTATGACTGAAACACCTAAGCCACGTGCTAAAAAGGCTACAAAGAAAGAGGAACCTAAACATGAAGAGACTCTGGAAATGGTACGGGCGCGTGACGAGAATGGACATTTCATTGCTGATGATCCCAGTACACCTGATGTAAATGAGGCTTGGGTAGTTAAGACTGTCAAGAAGGCTATTAAGAAGAAGTAATGGTTTTAGCTCGCGCATATAACACTGTAACAAAAGGCTTGACAGTTACTGCTACTTCAGGTGGTGCTAATTCTAATGTTATATATACGTGTCCTAATAACTTTGATGCAGAGATAGACTTTTTGCATATAACGAATGGGGCTACAGCTAATCACAATATAAGCTTACAGTGGTATCACGCAGAAACAAATACGTATCATCACATCTTAAATGATAAAGCTATTGCAGGTAAAGATGTGTATAACGTTATAACGTCAGACAGGATATACTTACATGCAGGTGATAAGATAACAGCGTTTAATGGCTCTAGTGCACCACTAGAGGTGTTCCTATCAGGTAAAGAGTATTTTAGTCCTAATAGATTTGCATAACGGGTATGTACATTTTATAGCTACTACATAACTAATATATAAGTATAACTATCTCCGCACACACAACATAAGGAGATAGTGCAATGTTTAAGAATTTACTAACACGTATTCAGAATCACCAGCAGCGTAGAGCAGACTACTGGGTTTTAAAGAATATGTCTAACAAAGAGCTACACGATATAGGTATATCAAGAGGAGAGATATACAATCGTGTATACGGCAACAGACAGTGAGGTTAAATAAGGAGTTTCCCCTTATTCTAAGTTTAGCTGTTTTAGCTAACGTATCATCAGGTGATACAGATAGACAGACAGGTAGTGGGCTTAGAAGAGGGGGTTCCTACAGTGATAGATCCAGTAACCGCTATAGGTTTAGCAACTACCGCATTTAACGCTCTTAAGAAGGGCATTGCGGTAGGTAAGGACTTACAAGACATGGGCGGTCAGCTAACACAATGGGCTGGTGCTATAAGTGACTTAGACTTTGCTGACAGACAGAACGCTAAACCACCTTGGTATAAAACCCTTGGTGGTGGCGTTCAAGCAGAAGCAATGGAGATATTCGCAGCTAAGAAGAAAGCTGAGTCTATGCGTAAGGAACTGAAGGATTACATCTGTGTTATGTATGGTCCTTCACACTGGGATGAGCTTCTACGTATTGAGGCTGATATTCGTAAACAAAAGAAAGAACACGATCATAAACGAATAGAGATGCAGCGTAAGTTAATAGAGTGGGGAGCAGGGTTTGTGTTGTTCCTAGTTATTACGGGTAGTCTTGTTGGTTTAATTTACTTAAGGACGTTACAATGACCAGACAACTAACAGAAAACCAGCAGCGGTTCTTAGAAGTACTGTTTGATGAAGCAGGTGGTGACGTAGTTGCCGCTAAGAAGTTGGCAGGGTATAGTGAAGCATCTAGCACAGGTGCTATTGTAGAATCGCTTAAGGATGAGATAGCAGATAAGACACGTACTTACTTTGCTCGTACTGCACCTAAAGCTGCTATGGCTATGGTTGGTGCTTTATATGACCCTACTGAACTAGGTATTCGTGATAAGATGTCAGCAGCTAAAGACTTACTTGATCGTGCAGGACTTGGTAAGGTAGACAAGATTGATGTAGGTTCAAGTAGTGGTGGGGTGTTTATCCTGCCATCCAAGGAAGGTAAAAACGAGTAGTAATGAATCGTGAATCTTTGGGGTATTGGGAGCTACCCAAACCACACAAAGGTGAAGAGAGACAGTGGCACGTAATAGTTAGAACAACACGCACCGTGCCTTTCGGATACAGAGTACACCCTGAGAAAGAAAAGTTATTAGAACCCATACCTGATGAGTTAGAAGCATTAGAGCTTGCAAAGCGTCACTTAAAGCAGTATGGTTACCGTGAAGTTGCTATATGGCTACATAGACAGACAGGCCGCTATATCTCACACATGGGTTTAAAGAAAAGGGTAGACATTGAGCGAAGACGTAAGAAAGCAGCTACAATTAAGCGCAAGCTTGCCAAGCGGCTCGAAGAAACGCTACAGGAGATCAAAAGGCTCGAAGAAGAAAAGATCGGAGCCTACCGTATCATCACCCCAGAAGAGTGAGCCTGTAGTAGAGACTGTAGCAGCACAAGTAAAAGCTCCTGAGTTTGACGTTGATATTGCTCAAGAAGTAGTATTCAAACCAAACCCAGGACCACAGACAAGCTTCCTAAGCGCATCTGAAAGGGAAGTTTTGTATGGTGGGGCGGCTGGTGGTGGTAAGAGTTATGCCATGCTGGCTGACCCACTTCACGGTTTAAATGACCCTAACTTTAGTGGTCTATTAGTACGCCATACTACGGAGGAATTACGTGAGCTTATACAGAAAAGCCAAGAGTTATATCCTAAAGCCGTTCCAGGTATTAAGTGGTCTGAGCGTAAAAGTCAGTGGATTAGTCCAAGGGGCGGTAGGCTTTGGATGTCGTACCTTGACAAAGACATGGACGTTACTCGTTACCAAGGTCAAGCGTTTAACTGGATCGGGTTCGACGAACTAACGCAATGGCCTACTCCCTATGCGTGGGACTATATGCGAAGTCGCTTGAGGTCTGCACACAGTAGCAGTTTAGGTTTGTACATGCGTGGTACTACTAACCCTGGTGGAAGCGGTCATGCATGGGTTAAGAAGATGTTCATTGACCCTTCACCTTCTAATAAAGCTTTCTGGGCTACGAACATTGAGACAGGTGATACTATCACATTCCCTAGAGGGCATAGCCGTGAAGGGGAACCGTTATTTAAGCGCAGGTTTATTCCTGCTAGTCTGTTTGACAATCCTTATCTAGCAGACACTGGTGACTACGAAGCAATGCTTCTGTCACTACCAGAGCACCAACGCAAGCAACTGCTTGAGGGTAACTGGGATGTTAACGAAGGAGCAGCGTTCCCTGAATTTAATAGAAGCATTCACGTTGTTGACCCTATCGACATCCCTGACTCCTGGCCTAAGTTTAGAGCTTGCGACTATGGTTACGGCTCCTACACAGGAGTACTCTGGTTCGCTGTTGCACCAAACGAACAGTTGGTTGTATACAGAGAGCTTTATTGTTCTAAGGTTACTGCTACAGATCTAGCTGATCTTATCTTAGATGCTGAAGCAGATGACGGGACTCTAAGATACGGCGTGTTAGACTCGTCCCTCTGGCATAAAAGAGGTGATACTGGCCCGTCACTTGCAGAGCAGATGAATATGAAGGGTTGTCGTTGGCGTCCTTCAGATCGCTCTCGTGGCTCAAGGGTTGCAGGTAAGAACGAGATTCACCGCCGTTTGCAGGTGGATGAGTTCACTGAACTACCAAGACTTGTGTTCTTCTCCACCTGCACCAATACCATAGCGCAAATACCTACTATTCCGCTAGACAAGAAGAACCCTGAAGACGTGGATACAAATGCTGAAGATCACTTGTATGACGCACTACGTTACGGTATAATGACTAGACCACGTAGTTCAATCTGGGACTTCAACCCAGCAAAACAAAACTCTGGCTTTCAGATGTCAGACTCAACTTTTGGATACTAAGTAAATGGCAGAAATAGATGATCTCTCCTTTGAAACAGACGAAGTAGTAGCAGCCGAATCAAGTGATGACAGTCTGTTCAGCAGCTTAAACAACATCGTAGGTTTTGTAACAGATCGCTTTAAACGTGCAGAGGATTCACGATTTGCTGATGAAGAACGTTGGCTACGCTCCTATCGTAACTACCGTGGTATCTACGGACCAGAAGTACAGTTCACATCTAGCGAGAAGTCTAAAGTATTTGTTAAAGTAACTAAGACTAAAACTCTAGCTGCGTATGGACAGATAGTTGATGTATTATTCGGTAACAATAAGTTCCCTCTTTCTGTTGAGCCATCCGTTCTACCAGACGGTGTAGCAGAATCCGTACACATCAATGTTGATCCTAATGCTGGCCCAGCGCAGGGTGCATTATCAGAAGCCTTTGGTGCAGAACCTTCTAAGCCTTACTTGATTGGTCCTGACACAAAGCTACAGCCTGGTGAAACACGTACTACTCTAATGAAACGTTTGGGTGGTATTCAGAACAAGCTAGCCCCTGTAAGTGACAAGATCATTGAGGGTGACGGTACTACGCCTACAAGTGTTACATTCCATCCTGCTATGGTAGCAGCTAAGAAGATGGAAAAGAAGATTCATGATCAGCTAAACGAGTCTGGTGCATCTAAGCATTTACGTAGTATGGCCTTTGAGATGGCTCTATTAGGTACGGGTGTAATGAAAGGCCCGTTTGCTATAGATAAAGAATACCCTAACTGGAATGAAGAAGGTGATTACGATCCGCTAGTCAAGACTGTACCTGCTACTAACCACGTTAGCGTGTGGAACTTCTATCCTGATCCAGAAGCTACAAGCATGGATGATGCTGAGTATGTTGTAGAGCGCCACAAGATGTCTCGCAATCAGCTACGTGGTCTGCGTGGACGCCCTTACTTTATAGATGACTCTATTCAAAAAGCTATCGACATTGGTGCTGATTATGTACGTAAGCACTGGGAGATGAAGATGGAAGATGACGATAGTCACCCGTCTGAAACGGAGCGCTGGGAAGTGTTAGAGTTCTGGGGCTTTGTTGATACAGACTTACTAGAAGAGAACGGCATTAAAATACCTCGTGAGTTACGTAAGCTAGCAGAAGTAAATGCTAACATATGGATATGTAATGGTCAGATTATCCGTTGTGTACTTAACCCATTCAAACCAACACGTATTCCTTATCATTCTGTACCATATGAGCACAACCCATATAGCTTCTTTGGTGTAGGTATTGCAGAGAATATGGATGATACACAGACATTAATGAACGGCTTTATGAGAATGGCTGTAGACAATGCTGTATTATCTGGTAACCTATTGATTGAAATAGATGAAACAAACTTGGTTCCAGGACAGGATCTGTCTGTATACCCTGGCAAAGTGTTCCGCAGACAGGGGGGTGCACCAGGGCAAGGCATCTTCGGTACTAAGTTCCCCAACGTTGCTGCAGAGAATATGCAACTCTTTGATAAAGCTAGAGTCTTGGCTGACGAAAGTACTGGATTCCCCAGCTTTGCACACGGTCAGACAGGTGTATCAGGAGTGGGCCGCACTGCTAGTGGCATTAGTATGCTTATGTCTGCAGCTAATGGTTCTATTCGCTCTGTAGTTAAGAACGTAGATGATTACCTGTTAGCACCTATGGGTCGTGCATTCTTTGCCTTTAACATGCAGTTTGACTTTGATGAAGGTATCAAGGGTGACCTAGAGGTTATGGCTAACGGTACTGAGTCATTGATGGCTAACGAAGTACGTTCACAGCGTCTAATGCAGTTCTGGGTGTAGTACAGAACCCAGCCCTAGCACCTTTCGCTAAGATGGACT